TCCTTGGCGTTCAGCTCCTTACCACCCACGGCCATTGCAGCTACAGTGCTCAGCACTGTCAGGGGGAGCTGGTACGCGAACATCATCGCCAGTCCTTGCACACCCTCCTGAGCGTACGTGCGGCGTGCGAGCTTGTTCCACGAGCCGGCCACGAACGTCATGTACGGCAGGATCACCTTGCCTAGTGCACTGAACTGCATCCACGCAGGAATCTCGCCCAGGCGGTTCTCCAGCACGAGCTGATCTGCCATGTTCTGAGCCATCGTCTCCATGTCGAAGCGGATGTTCGTCGGCCAGCTCCGCAGGTCCGGGTCTGCACTGTACGCTGCACGAGCTTGTGCCAGCAGCTCGTCAGACAACCCGAACCGGCGCAGTTGCTCAGCAGCCGCACGGTCGCCCTTAATGGCAGAGTCCACGCTGTCGCCTACCAGGCCCGCCATAACGCGCACCTGGGAACGCCGTACGAACTCCATGCCGTTAGCGAACCGGGTGTACTGGCCTACCTGCTGCACAGCTTGGTGGAACCCGCCCATGCTGCCCACGTCTGTGTTATCGTCCAGATGCGTGAGTACCGAGCGGTAACGGCCAGACAGAACGTTACGCGCCTCTAGGATGTCTCGCATGCGGGAGCCGTACTCAGGGCTTTGTGCCACCTCTAGAGCCTTACGGCCCCAGGCGTTCTTCGCTAGGCCCTTCATGGTCTTGGTGACGCCGAACTCCTTCATCAGCAGGGCAGCGTCAGCTATCTGGAATACACCAGAGTTCGCCAGAGCGGATGCTCCGGAGAGAATGCTGAAGCTGCGCAAGATGTCCGGGACGTTCTCCCCGGTCGGGTACCCCAGGATTTGGTTCACCGTGTTGTCAAGCGTCTCCTTAGCGGCACGCGGATCGCCAGCGTCAGCAGCGGCCTCGTCCACAGCACGTACTACGTCGCGCAGATCGGGGAAGCCGGCCTTAGCCAAGCCTATGCGGCCAGCCATGTTCCGGCTGTACCCTTCCATGAGCTGGTTCACGTCCTTGTTCACGAACAGTTGCGGACTGATGAGGTCGCCACTCTTGGTTTTGTAGTCGGCGGTCATGTCGAACGACACGCGGCGCTTCAGGTTCCGGGCGGTATTGCTGCCGTCCTGAGCGTTCTTGATGCCGGTCATGAAGGTCTCAATCTCGTCTTCACCCACCCCAGCGGAGCGCAGTGCGAACTCAATGTCATCCTCACCCATGCCCACGATGGCTTGCCGGAACCCGGTGTTCCCATCGGCGCGTTGCTCCATGTTCCGCAGCATCTGCTTGCCCAGGCGGTTAGCCGTGGCCTGCTCAATGCCGCGCTCTGCGAACATCTTCATGAACTGCGCAGTGTACATGCCCTCCACGTCCTCGCGGGTTACGCGGGGGTTAGCGGCCAGGAACTCGCGCACCTTAGATGCGCTGTGCTGGCGGGGCAGGTAGTACGGGCTGGACTCAATCATCTCGGAGCCGGTCATGCCGGACAACTTGATGCGCTCAAGGTTCCCCTCAGCCCAGCGGGAGTTCGCGAACGCGTCCACGACCTTCTGCACCTCCGGGTCGCCGTGCGCCAGGATCTCGTCCCCGGCACGGTACCGCTTGTGGTTCTCTGCCAGGGCAGCGTACACCTTCTCGCTGAACTCCTTCTGAGCCTGCAAGTACTTCTTCGGGCTACGCACGCGAGAGAAGGTATCCCACCCCTGGGCGCGCATGGCTTGCCGGATAGCCCCATCGACCTGAGCAGCGGCCACGTTAGCGGCCAGCTCAGCGGTGCGGGCGGCGTGCACGGCAGACTCCGAAGAGCTGCCTGTAGCGTCCACCACGAGGCGATCAGCCAGGGAAGCTGCCTTGGGCCCAATAGCCTTGATCTTGTCGTACAGAGCCAAGCCGGAGTTTATGCTGCGCATGCTCTTAGCCGCCACGCCCTGCAGGTCTGGTGCCTGCAGGATGCTGCTCTGCATGTGCGGTGCCGGACGGGTGCCGAACTTCGCCACGTTGTTGCTCTCGTTCAGCAGGGTCTCGAACGCCGTGACGGTGGCCGACAGCGCAGAGTCATCTGCCTTGCCGGTGAATGCCTGCACGACCTTGCGGACCAGATCAGAGAACACGCTGCGGTTCTCCACCTTGATGCCCTTCAGGGCCTCGCGGAAGCCTGCGTCATTGAACAGCTGAGAGATGAACTCATGGTTGTTCGACACAGCGTACCCGATGCCCTTGCGGGGGCCGTCCTTCAAGCGAGTGGCGTCGTTCACAGTGGCCGCGTCTACCTGCTGGCGAATGCGGTCGATGTCGTCAATGGCTTGCTTCACAGGGCCGGCAGGCAGCGTGCCGTCGTACCAGGCTTGAATGTTCAAGCCGGTCTTAGCATGTGCCGCCTCGTGCAGGGCTACGGCCTTCTGCTCGGGGGTCATGTTCCTAATGCTGGTATCTAGGTCCTTCTCACCGGAGCCAAAGATAGTGCTGCGCACGGAGCCATCCGGTAGCAGGCGCACCTCGCTGGTGCCCTGTACGGACTTGTTCCGTAGCATCACGGGAATCTCTGCATCCTTCTCTAGGGAGTCGCGCAGGGCGATGCCCAGGACGCGTACGCCCTCGGGGAGGTCATCAGCAGTGCCCACGATGGCGCGCACCATGTTCTGAGTGCTGGTCCGCACGTTCCCCTGCACGTCCGCTTCGATGTTGATGTGCGGGCGGTTGAAGGTGGTATCCGGGCGGGGCACGGTGTAGTCCGGGTCCGGTACGCTCTGCATGCGAGTAGGCACGGCGTCGGCAGCGGCGCGCTCGGCGCCGGGGGCAGCATCAGTAGCCACACCCTCGGCGGTACGCACAGCGCGCTGCACACGGGGGATGGCGGACATAGCGACGCCCAGGCTGGTACCCAGCACGTCCAGCGTGCTGATGCTGCCACCTTGGCTAGCCACGCCCAGTACTGCGGCGTTCGCGCTAAGGGCCGTAATAGCACGCACAGAGCGCGCCACGCCGGCAGCCTTGCCTACCCCAAAGCCTATCACTGCATCCACGTCGAACAGGCTTGCAGCGACCGCTGTGATGGGGTGCGCTGCCATAGCCATGCCGCGCTCGCGGGTGCTCAGCACCTGCTGCTGACGCTGGGCCAGTTCAGTAGAAGACCGGGCATCGCCCAGGAACCGGAGTTCGTCTTCGTTGTACCGGCCCATTGCGGGGGCCAGGGCCTGCTGGATGTTGAACCCGTCTTCGGACGGGATGCTCATGTAGTCCAGGCCCCTCAGCGCCTTCGCTGCAATGGTCTCTTGCAAGGCCGCCTTGGCAGCCTCTAGGTTTGTACTTGGCGCTACTTGGAGCGCCGATGTATCAGCCCTGCCGGGGGCCATGAGCGCATTCTCATCGCCTTGCACGTACCCGCCAGCCTGCACCGGGTCTTTCGGCGCAGCTACGTTCAGTTCCGCGCCAGGGCGGTAGCGAATGAATTCCATGGTCCCTCCGGTCTTAAAGGTTAGATTGCTGCATCAGGACACGATACTGAGTAACGGCGTCCAGAGTGGCGAAGCGGTCTTTGTTGCGGCGGGAATCCGCCCCTGCATCCTTGTACAGTGGAGACTCTCGGAACGCTTTGTACGCGCCCACAGTGTCGCCATCCAAGGCCATGTCGATGAACTTCCCGAACGCGTCGGCGTTCCCTGCATGGTACGTGGTGTCGATGAGCTGGTTCATCACGCGCTCGCGGATACTCTCCGGCAAGCCGGCGTACTTCTGCATGCGAGTCATGACCGGAGGCAGCACCTTGTCGCGCAAGTACATGCTGAACTTGTCAGCTGCTTGCTGTGGGGTGTCGGTGGGCTGCTTCACGTACTTCTCCTCGTTCAGTGGGGCGCCCGTGGTAGGGTGCTTCGCCAGGATGCTGAAGCCCTTGCTATCGGTGTACCCTTCGTACGAGACGAGCTGGTTCACGCCACGCAGGTAAGCAGTCTGGTCCACGCCGTACTGGTTCGCCGTGTTGAACTTCACGAAGCCCACGTTAGGCACGGCCAGGTCTCGGCCAGTGCTTCCCCTGCCGTTGTTCAGCAGGCGGGACTCATAGCTCTGCACTGCGGTACGCACATCAGACGTCTTGATACCCTCAGAAGTGGTCAACAGCGTATTGTCCTTATCTGTGCCGGACAGCACCAGTTCATCGGTCATAGGGTCGTACCGCATACCCACCTGCGTAGCGCCTGGGTTTGCCTTCTTGAACTCGTCGATGCGTTCCTTCAAGCCCTCGGCAATGATCTTGTTATCCACACTGCCGAACAGCGCCTCCTTATTTGCCACGGGCGGCAGGATCAAAAGGGAGCCGTTATCGGTGCCATCGTCCACGCGCACAGTGCGCGCCGCCACTCGCCCCACCAGCCAGTTTTTCAGGTCATCCCCCGCTAGTTGCGGGAGCTTACCCTGCTGCTGCAGCGAAGAGTACTCTTCGCTTAGGGCGCCATTGAACTGGTTCAACCGTGCATCTAGAGCCTTCTCATCGGCGGAGGACTTGAATATCCAAGCCTGCACGCCAAGGATGTTCCGCGCCTGCCCCTTCTGGGTTAGGTTCGTATCGAACAGCCCGGCCTGCAGGTCGTCCCTGGTGCCCAGCATCTCACGGGGCATCTGCTGTGGTAAGGCCACAACGCCGCCAGCGGCGAGGTCATTCGCCCGGCGGTACACGACATCCGCGATGCTGTTGGCGTCTACGTTCTGGCGAATGCCGTACGCTACGGCGTCAGGAAGGCCCGAGATGAGCTGCTGGGCCTGCACGTTATTCTGTGCGCGCATCATGCTGTCATAGGTCTTCTTTAGGGTCTGCAGGCTGTTCACGACGGTCTCAGGGTACACAGGCTTGCCGTCTGCGCCCATCTTCAGGTTTCTAGGATCAATCCCTGCCAAAGACTGCGCATCCTGCTGCAGCATCTCGATGCCCACACCGGTGATGTCCGAGGCGCCCGACTGGATGCCTCGGGCCACCAGTGCAGCACCGCCGCCACTGTACCCGCCATTGCCCTGCGCGTACGTCTGCATCAGGGCCGTCTTGGTTTTACCCAGGGTATCGCCTGTCTGAGTAGCCATATCGGACATGGTGGGCGCGTTCAACAGTGCATGCGATTTAGTCTCGGCTGCCTGCAGCTTCAGACGCCGCACGTTCTCTTCTTCGATCAAGCCGAAATACTGAGACGGCGATATGCGCCGCGCCTGCATTTGCTTGTTCAGGTTCTCGATCACAGACGGCATCGGGTACTTCTGCTCAAGCGCACTGTACGTGGTTTCGGACTTCATGTCGGACATGTACGAGTACACCTGCCCCGCCTCATCTGAGGCGCGCTGTTGGTACTGCGACTGTGCTGTCTGCATGATTTGTGTCTGAACCTGGGTAGGCAGCCGCTTGAACTCCTCAAGGTTCTGGTAGTACGCGCTCAGCGTCTCCATCTCCCCAGTGCTCTTACTGGCCGCCATGCTCTGCACGGCGAACGCGGATAGCGCCCCATCCTTCTGCTGCGGCGACAGGGTGTTGTCGGCGTAGATACGGGTTACGTGATTAGTGAGGTTCTCCATGGCACCGGCAGGGTTACCTGCTTCAGAAGCCGCCTGCACCATAGCGATGCTTGCGGATCCCTCAGCTGCCAAGGACTGGCCCTTAAGGTACTGCGCCCGTTCCAGATTCTTTGTTTGGTACAGGTCCGCAGCAGTGTTTCGGGTGCCCTCCACGCCAGACAGCCACGCCTGCCAATCCCGGCTGTTCAGGTTCATGCCCTGGGCGCCGGCGCGGGACAGCAGCGCGTTAGTCTGCTCGGTGACGTGCTGGTTCCATTCCTCAGGGGTCTTCCCCTGATTCACGAACTGCACAGCCTCCTGCCCGAGGTTCATCTGGAACTTCGCGAGGTCAGTACCCACGGTCGCCCGGTTGTACCCCATCGCGTACGCCCCGCTGAGGGTCTCGTGCGCATCTGCGCGTTCCTTACCCATGGCGGAGTCTTGTTGGCCCTTCAGGTATGCCTTAGCATCCTGCGCCTGCTGCATAGCGCCAGCCACCTTCACGCCAGCTTGTGCGATGTTATCCCAGAAGCCGCCCCCGAAGTCGGAGTTCGGATTGAAGTTCGACGGGCTGTACTGCGCCTGAGCAACTTGCGTTGGCGAGTAGCCCTGAGTATTCACAGCGCTTACGCGCAGACCTTGTACGTCCTGCCGAACTGGCATAGTACCTCCTGATTATCCTAACATACCACCGGAGCCGCCGCCGGCTGAGCCGAAGAAGCTGCCGGTGCTGGCCTTGTTCGTGAGCAGCGATGTGCCCACACTACCTGCAATGCCGCCTAATGCCGCACCCCAAGAGTTCACTGGGGTACCGGCCCGCATGCTGAAGCCTGTGCTGTCAGCAATGGCCTGCGCCTGTGCATTAATTTGCTCGTCACTGAGCTGCTCATTATATCTGAGCTGAGACTTCGCCTGATCGACTTGGAAGTTGATCGTGGCTAGGCCCTGCTCCACGGAGTTGCCCATGGTGTCAGTAGCCGCTGCCTGTGCACCGGCTTGCGCCTTAATCTGCATCCCCTGGGACTCTACAGAGGTGAGCGCCTGGCTCACCTGCTGTGCGAGCACAGACTTCTGCAGGTTCAGCTGCCCCAGCTGCTTCGCAGACTGGAGCATAAGCGCCTCATTGTACTTCTCAGTAGCCTTGTTCTGGGCCTTCTGCTGCGCCTGCTGGGCGCGCTGTTGGCCTATCTGCCCCACTACTTGGAGTGCCATACCGGCAAGCATCCACCACACCGCTATAACCTCCTCAGACGCGCCGTCTGCGTTGATGATACTGAAGGACGAACTCTATGCGCACGATTCCCAGATCATGCTCCGCGTCAGTACTGAACATGGCCTCCGACTCCTGCGTGGGTACCCGCACCGGAATCAGCACCCGGCTGTGCTTAGCAAGCATCGGATAGTTCAGGTCCAGGTCCATGCTGGAGTACGTGAGGCCTGTGAAGTCGCCAGAAGTGACGACCCCCTGCGCCCCCGATACCTCCGCTTGGAACACCCCTGTGTTCCGCAGGTTCAGCTCGTACCGCGAGAGCAGGACCGTGCTCGTCCCAATAGGGGCGCCGTTCTGGTCCCGCATGAACGGGGGTGTGGGGCTGAACTGGCTCAGGTACCGCAGGCCGATCATGTACACGCCGTCG